ATCAGGAAAATTTAATTTAATTCCATCATATATATCTAATATTAAGTCATTACTTAAATATTTTGCAGAATAAAACATATTACCCATTTTAGCATGAAATAATATATTTTCTGTAATAGAATCAACCGATGATTTTATTAAGAGTCTTTTTATTTGATCTGCATCTGATTCATTTTCTTTTTTTTTATCTTGCTCATTTGCCTTATTTACTAATTCTAATAAAAACGATTTATGTATTGGGGGATCTATTGAATTTAATATTGGTTGTTTTTGTTTATTTTTATTCATTAAATTATTATAAGATATTATTTATATTATAATAATATGGATATTAAATTGATTACATTTTTAGAATCAGTATATTTAATATATATGTATTTTATCTATAAAACAAATTATAGTTTTAATTCAGCATTATTTGATAAACAATTAAATTCAATGGGGTCATTTTTTGTCCATAATACTAATGTATATCAAAATAAAATATGTCAATTTGGTAAATTGATGGCAATTATAGCAGTTATATTAGCATGGATACGTGTCTACTATATAAATCATTGTGATAATTGTAATAAAAATATTATAAAATTTACAATTATATTTGATGTTTTATGTGCTACATTAGCAGTATTAATGAATTTAAATGCATTTATATATATAATACCATTATTTATTAGTGAAATATATATTATTAAAAATATTGATATTTAATTTTAGCACTTCAGTATTTGACTATACAGTGAAGTACCGAAGTACCCCCTAAAAGGGGATACTTTTATTCGGTACATTCACGCTAGTGCCAATACTAAAGTAACCCCCGAAGGGGGATTCTTAACTTTAGTATTTAACGGTACCACAGCACGTATAACTAACACCTGGTTGAGGATTACCTACACATCCACCTTCTTGATATGTACATACCCCATTAGTAAAATAATAGTTATTCGTCCCTAATTGATTCGCACAATAACTGCACATCCAAGAACATCCAGTCCCAGGTCCAATTGAAAAAGAAACACAGCCATTTGGACTAGTTTTAGAACTTAATACGTTACCATATACATTAGATACTTGATTATTATATCCAGCATTTACTAGGGTAAATATACTAAGTAAATATATTAGCATTATATATTTTATAATTATAATATATTTTTATATTAAATAATAGAAAAATGAATGCACATAATAATCCAGATGAATTATTATGTCTTAAAAAAGTGCATTTACAAGAAATTATAAATAGTAATATATCTAATTCTGTATGGAATACATTTGCAGATAGAACATATAGATGGAAAGGATATGTACCTGGAAATTTATATTTAATAAATGGGAATGGTAAAGGAACATGGGAAGGATGTGATGATTATTTTGATAGTTGTGAGGTTACATATGAATATTTACAATATTTTTTACAAAAGTATAATATAATACTTACACATCAACTATGGTATGATTTAATTAAAACATATCAATAAAGAGGAGGTTGGACTAACTCTTCTGTTTTATATTCAACAAATTTATATTCACCATTAAAGATATCTTTATTTATTTTAACCATTTCGCCATTAAATATTTCTCTTTTATTGTTGATATCTATTTTAATTTCATTGTTATTAATATCTCTTTTTGAAACATAATATTGAAACTCAGTTGATCCTACATATTTAGGTCTTCCAAATAATGATATTATATTATTTGGATTAGTATTATCAACTAAATAACCTTTCATTTGATAGGGTGGTGGATAGCCTCTTGTTGGATATCTAAAATAACCATTACCATACATCATTGGATTATCACGTGTAACTAATGTTGGTTGATTTGGATAAGCTACCTCTGTAATTTCGCGTGGTATATAATAATCAGAGTCAGAACGTTGTTCAGGAGGATATAATGGATCAGTTAATACACGATAATCACGATTATAATTTTGATATGAGGGGATGATGGCATTAACGTTAGACACTTGCGGACATACTGGACATTCACAACGACCATTTTTATTATCTCCTTGAACTGTATTAGGATTTAAAATAGTACTATCATTTAAATTTGACCATGGTTCATGGTGTTCTTTGTATTTAATTGCATAAATTGCAGCAACAAAAATAGTAATTCCTAATAAAGGTGCAAATAAATCATTATTTAGTTCTTTCATAATAATAAAAAATAATAAAAATATAAAATATGGATAAAACAGAATTAAAGATTTTTCATATAGCTGGAATTACTGATTTATATAAAAATGAATTAATTGAAAAATTAAAAAAATTAAAAATGTTTGTAATACATGATTTAGATATTGAAACAGAAAAAATTTATAAAAATAAAGAAATTCAGACTAAAATAAAAGAATTAGAAAAATTAAAATCATTAAAGAAAAAAAAATTAGAAGCAGAAATTAGTTCTTATTGGCAAGATAAATTAGATGAATGTATAAATAAATCAATAAAAGAGAATCAAAATTCATATGCATTAATATTTATTGGTAATACTGCATATAGTTCGATTAGTTCTAATAGTGGAAATACATTAAATATTAGACATATGAAATGTAAAGTATTAATTAAGGCAGATAATAAATTCTTCTTAAAGGTAAATTTGAAAGATAATGCCCAAGAAATTATTAAATTTAATCTTAAAAAATATCATGATGATATTGTAAATGGTGAATTTCCATTAGATTATATTAATTTAGAATATTTAATAAATAGTAGAGAAACATTACAAGAAGGATATAAAAAATTAAATTATAATATAGTCCCTTTGGATAAAATCTATAGTTTTTTTGAGTCTGGAATTAATGAGAAAAAACCCGAATTATTATATGTAGTCTTACCAGAAGAATACACAAAAGATATTTTATGCAAGAAAAAAGTATATGCATTTACTGAAGATTGGATTGCATTATCTAGTATTGTTAATGGTATAGAAAGAGGTTATATTGATGGTATGCCATATGTAAAAGAAAAAACTAAGGGTGCATTTAAAAAATTACAAATACCGTGCTATATTTATGTAGTACAGTCTACTAATTTTTTAAGTGATAATAATAGTAAATTTCATCAAAATGCTAATAAAAAAATAAAAATAGTTAAAAGTATGCATATAGAAAATATTTATGGGAAATTAAAAGACATGAAAATTAAGTTTAATTAATTTGAGTGATCCATGAAAATTAAGTTTAATTAATTTGAGTGATCCATGAAAATTGAAAAATTATTATATTGTATTATTTAATATTATTTATCTAAAATGAGTCTAAGTGTAATAGACTATCGTAATTTTAACGAAGATGAACTTCTGCTATCTCCGTCAAAATCAATATTAAAATATAATTTTGAAATTTTACATCAGAAGATTCTTCATAATGATAAAATCGCATGCATCAAGTGTCCATATATAATATACCCTTATAGTAGTAGTCTCATGGCATTTCCTATCATACGAGTACCTTTAAATAAAGATACTGAGATGTAGAAATTACTGTCAAAACTTGATAAAAAGTATGCTACTCAGTATTACAAATATAGTCCATTTATCCATAATGATGATAATTATCCAGATTTTATAAAGCTCAAACTTAAATGTGACTGGGAAAACAATATAGTGTATACTAAGTTTTTTAATTGTGATAAAACAAAAATAGATGTTAAAACTATTGAAGATGCAAGAAATTTTTTTTGTAAAAATCAAGAGTTTAGATTTATTATGAGCATGAATATAAAAACTATTAAATGGGTATCTAATGCAGAGGATAAAGAGGATGAAGAGGATGAAGAGGATGAAGAGGATGAAGAGGATAAAGAGGATTACGATTTATTAAATCGAACAATTATTTGTCTTACAATAGAACAAGTACAATCAAAAGAATATTATAAGGATGAATATTATAATTTTTTTCAAGATGACAGTGATTAATTTAATTTATAAAAATTGAAAAAAAGTTAATATATCAAATAAAACATTTTTAATTTAATAATGGTTGATGAATCTGAACATTTATTTGATAAAGTTATTCGAATTGGATATGGTATTGAAATATGCAAGTATCTTTGGGGGCATGATCTTGCTGCCTTAGCATGTGTTGACAGACAATGTGCAGAGGCTATTCGATGGCAAAGAGAAAAAGGTAATATTAAGACAATTTGGACTCGAGATATAAATAATCATATTATATTTAAATTTAAAGATACAATTGTAAAAATTAGATTTGTAATTGATAGATTTGAATTTAACATATATAAGATTAATTTTAGCAAGAAAAAAAAATATAAGCTAGAAAAGCTAGATAATGTTTATTATAAAAAGCTAGATAAATATAATAGAATAGTTCAAATATATTTATCTAAGGTTTGGTTTTCTGGTGACGATATAACAATTATACTAAATTATGAAGATGCAGAAACAATTTTAGATTCAATAATATATTTTAATTATGAACGATATGAACAAATGGTTTGTACAGGACAAATATCTAAAGAGCAAGCAAGAAAAAATAGAATTTCTGCAGAAGAAAGATATAAAAAAAATATCTCTAATATTATAGTTGATACTATTAGAGTAGAATAAAATAAAAAATTGAAAAAAAATAGATTAAATATATCAAATAAAATATATTAATTCAGTATGACAAATATCAATGAACCTGAACATCTATTTGATCAAGTTGTTCGAATTGGATATGGTATTGAAATATGCAAGTATCTTTGGTGGCATGATCTTGCAGCTTTAGCGTGTGTTGACAAACAATGTGCGGAAGCTGTTCGATGGCAAAAAGAAAAAGGTAATACTGAGGCAATTTGGTCTCAAGATATAAATTATCATGTTATATTTAGATTTAAAAATATAAATGTGACGACTAATTTTCCAGTCAAACATATTGCTATCAAAACATATAAGATTAATAATGATAATAAAACAAATACATTTAAAGATCACAGCTATATGAGAGCTATTAGACAAAAAAAAGTTATACCAGATCAATATAATAGAATAATTATTATTGTATTATATGGAAAATATGCTTCGGATTCAGATGAATTTTCTTACTATGAACGAGAGGAACAAATTTTAGTAAATTATGAAGATAGAGATACAATTTTAGATTCGTGGAAGTATTTTTATGCTGAACGAAAAATTGGTAAAAAACAAAAAAAAGAAGAGCAATTAAGACTGGAAAGAATTAAGCAAGAAGAAGAACAAAAACGTCTTGAAGAAGAACAAAAACGTCTTGAAGAAGAGAGGAAAAAACGTTGGCATGACAAATATGATCCTATATTAAAAAAACCAAATCCATGGATTAAACGTCATTGACACATGTACCGTGAAGTACCGAAGTATCCCCTTTTAGGGGATACTTTTATTCGGTACATTCACGCTAGCGCTAAATACTAAAGTAACCCCCGAATAGGGGTTCTTAACTTTAGTATTTAACGGTACATATCACCATAATTAGAATTAGGTGACCATGTTTTTTTAGAACCATTATTATTAGAAATACATGAACAAGTAGAATTTAATTTAGGGACAAAATTATTAGCAGGACAATTTGTACCTGTTAATCCTAATAAATCACTTGACATAACAAATTTAGATGAAGACATTAATTGAGACATTCTAACTGGAGAAGTTGGAGGGCGGTAATCATCTATTTTAACAATAGATTGCATATATATAAAGATAATAAAATTATTTTAATTATAAAAATATGGAAATAGGAGTTGTTAGTTTATATCCAAAGCTAAAAGATATTGAAAAATTAGAAAATGCTATTAAAATGATAGGATATACACCACATATTTTAGATTTAGTTCACACAACCGCAGATAAAATATATTATCATATAAAAAATTCAAATATTAAATATTGGATATTTAGTGGATCACCGTTAACAGTAATAGATAAAACATCAACTCAAATACCAATGGATATTTTTAGATTAACCTCAAAAAAATTTATGTTTATTTGTTATTCATTAGAATCAGTAATGTTTCAATTAAAATATCCAATTAGTTTTAGAAAAGAATTAAAAAAAGAAGTATTTTATTTAGAGGTAAATAATGATAATGTTAAAAATAATAATGTTGAGTATTTATTTAAAGATATTAAATTTCCAATGAAACTATGGAGAAATCATTATGGATATGTATCAAATAAACTTGTAAATAATAATTTAATAAAAGAAATAGCATCGTATAAAGAAGAGAGTATGATTTTATTATATAGAAATAGTATTTTAGTCCAATTTCACCCTGAAAGAACAAAAGATGGATTAAAATTTATTAATAATTGGATTAGACCATCATATTATGATTTTTAATCTACAACGTCGCATATGTTTACCATATGGAAATTTATGTCTGCATATTCTATTTTTAATTAGACTTTCAATTGTTGCTTTATTATTAAGAATTTTTATCGAACATTCATGACATGGTATAAATCCAGTATTGACAAATGCGGTAGTTTTAGATGCCATTCTTTGAGTTCGAGTTCTTTTATTAGGTCTTACTTGGATAAAGTTATCAATGCAACATTCTGGATAACCATAAAAAATACCTTTTTGTTTAGTTGACATTTTACATAATTATTAATATAAATAATGAAAAATATAATATTTCAATATTTATATTATGACAAATGAATATTATAATACTATAAAACTAATTGCTACTAAAAAAATTATTGATAAAATAGTTAAAAGTAATTTGTCATTTAATTATTTTTTTCCTGCACCAAAAAATGCACCAATTGAATGGTATGTAGAAAATTGGGGTACGGATAAAGAAGCATATAATACAAATATTATAATTGATGATAATATTTTATATATTAATTGTATTACGATTAATGGTGCACCTATTAATTTTTTTAAAAAATTAGTTGAAAAATATCCAGAACTTTATGTTGTTAATAAGTATAGTGTAAAGTGTCAATCTGAAATTGATAATACTGAATATGGTCTTATTATTTTATTTATGAATAATACTGAGCTAAAAGAACAAAAATTTATATGGAATAAAATTGAATTCTAAATATTTTGTGAACTGATCCATAATCATAAGAGGTAAGGTGGCACGCATAGCTCAGTTGGTAGAGCACGGCTCTTATGAAGCACATTTGATGCATAGTAAGGCTGAAGTCGTGGGTTCGATCCCCACTGTGTGCAGTTAGCATGGATGGCCGAGTTGGTTAAGGCGACAGGCTTAAGTTGACATTTGATCAGCTAAGGTATCTGTTGGAGCAATCCTCGGGGGTTCGAATCCCTCTCCATGCACACCTTTGGACACAATTACCCCGCCTCCACGTTGGTGTGTCTGGATATGTTTACAGTCATAAACATAACTGAATAGGGTATAATTAAATGCCGAAGTTTT